ACGGGGTAGTCACGGTAAACGAAAACGGACATGGGCTGGACCAAGGGGATGAATTGTCAATCGTCAAGGCTGACGCTCCCGTGAGCATATTTGCCGGGGAAACGGTTCGAGTTTCCGCAGTCCCTTCGGTTTCGATCTTCAAGTTCAATCTCGAAGTCGAGAACGTCAGCCTCGGGCAAGCCGTCGATCTGACTCTTTCCAAGCCCCAAGCAATTTCCTACTTCATCCGCCAGCCCGCCACTCCTTTCGCCGTTCTCAATCAGAGACGGCTTTGGATGCCTTATTTTTACACGTCGGACGGTACGCCGACCAAGCGCTCGAATAATGACGAAATCATCGCCAGTTCAATTTTGGACGGGGAAACTTTCGACGTGATCGGCAACCAGTTCAACATCACGGGAGGTTCTGCTGATTTTATCGTAGGTCTCGAGCCGTTCACCGAAAATAAGTTAATCGTGTTCGCCAGGCGATCCATCCATCAAATCGACGGCGTGAGCGGTAGTTTGGCCGACGTGCAAATGAACGTAATCACCCCGGACCTCGGGTGCTCGGCAAGGCGATCCATCGTGCAGATTGCCAACAAAATTTTCTTTCTAAGCGACCAAGGGGTTTACGGCCTCGAGTTCCTTGACAATTACAATTTGCGAGGGCTGGAAGTTCCGATTTCCGAGCCCATTCAGTCCTACCTGGATCGCATAAATCAGCAATACGCTGACAAGGCGGCGGGAGCCTATTTCGACAATCGTTACTTTTTGGCGGTCCCGCTGGACGGCGCTAGTGAGAACAATACGATTTTAGTGTACAGCGTCTTGAACCAAGGCTGGGAATCAATCGACGTAGTCGCCTCCGTGGGCTTCAACGTTCGGGATATGCTCGTTGCCCGAGAGGGTACGGAGAATGCTCTTTACGTCACCACTTCCGAAGGCGGGGTCCATAAGATCGAAGGCTTTGACGGTGGTGACCAAGTGAGCGTAACCGCCGGCGCGAGCGCCCCGGAGACCCTGACGGTCACCTCGATCCTGCAAACTCGGGAATATGACGTGGATCAGATCGACCGGAAGTATTTCGCCCGATCCGAGCTCCATTTGAAATCCGATGCGGATTCGACCAGCGATGCGGCTCTCGACTTTACCTCGACCGATCCCGATGCGACTAGGACGGGGACGACCGTCTCGGGAACCTTCGGAGCGGTCTTGGCCGCCGATGAGGATGCATCGGTCAGGGCATCGGTCAGGCTTCGGGGGTACGGATGCTCGGCAACGGTAACCCCCTCACAAGGCCGGCCTTTCGTTCGGGCAGTCAAGATGGAAGCCCGCATCGCCGACCGGTCAAACACTTCAACTCAGTAAAACACTATGGCAATTTTATCCAAAGGAAATACCTACTCGAGCGGGGATGCGGTCACCGCCGCCAACCTCAACAACCTTGTAGACCAAGCGACTTTTGTGACCGGCACGGGCAATGCGACTGACAACTCGACTCTCGAGGTTCACTCCTCGGGGTACCTCCAGGTCAAGGATCTCGGAATAACGACCGGCAAGCTGGCCGCTCTAGCCGTCAATAACGACAAGATTGCCAACGCCACCATCACAAGCGCAAAGCTCGCCAGCGCGACAATCACTTCCCTCATGCCCTCCGGGGCCGTCCTTCCATATGCCGGAGCTTCGACCCCGACTGACTGGTTGCTCTGCGCCGGGCAAGCTGTTTCGAGAACGACCTATGCCGCTCTTTTCACCGCAATTTCCACCACTTACGGAGTCGGTGACGGCTCCACAACTTTCAACCTCCCCGACCTCCGGGGTCGGGTGCCAGCCGGTAAGGATGATATGGGTGGCTCGGGGGCTAATCGCCTGACGAGTGGCTCGGCGGCGGCGTTGGATGGGGATACGCTCGGCACGGGCGGGGGCGTGGAGGAGCATACCCTAACTACTGCGCAGATTCCCGCCCATACTCACTCGGTCGTATCGACCGCCGATACCGGGACGAACAATTGCTCGGGCAAGCCGTACATGAGAGTGGGAGACGATTGCGGGACGATAAACACCGGCTCGGCGGGGGGAGGAACCGCCCACACGAACGTCCAGCCGACCCTTGTTCTCAATTACATCATAAAGACCTGATGGGCCACCTGAAGACAGACCTCCTGAAAAAGCTCAAGGGACTCGCTCCCTTCGAGCAGATCATTGCGATCTATCAGGACAAGTCTTTCTTTTTTAAGGAACTCAATAACTATTTGGTCGGGGGCGTGGTCATCTCGAATCCTGCATTCTTTATGATGCTCAAGCCAATTGAGAAAGCCAAGGAGCCAAGCGGGCAATGGTTCGTTAATGAGCCTGATACTTGGTATGTCCGATGGGTAGCCGGGCAGGGATGTGTAAAGGCAATGATGGATGCGGTTTCCCCTCTTCCCTTCGTCCAATTCCGAAGAATTTCCCCGAACGGAGAGACCAATTTGAGGACATACTCTTGGGACAAACTTTATAAAAAGGTAGCAAATGAACGATCCACTTAAACAGGCCGCTGGCCTTCTCAACGATGCCGCCCCTCCCGGCGAGCGTCTAATCTATGCCAACCCGGTCGAGGAGCTCGCTCTAAAGAACATGGGAGGGCAGGGCAAGCCCGCCGCCGGAGGGATACCCTCGTATATGAAAGGGCAAGTAAGCCCCTCCCCGTATGGACTTGGGGCGAGTCAGCCACGCCTTGGACACGTAGCCCCTATGCTCGCCCCGATGATGGGTGGCCACCCGTTGATGGGAAAAGGGTTTTCTAGCAAGGGGCAAGTAAGCCCCTCACCAAGGGGTCAGCCTTCGGGCGGATTCGATCAACCCGCCCCAAGTCCATACGGCCCCGCCCAACGCTACAACCCTAGAAGTGTGGGTGTGCCGAGCTATGACCCGCAGAACCCGCAAGACAACGCAATCGCGCACGACAACGACCTTAGCGAAAAAGCGCACGATTTAAATGCCGCCGCCCCGGAGGGCGAAAGGCTCGCCTATATAAACCCGAGCGAGGAGAAATTGTTAAAAGCTCTAGGAGGTGCTGGAAAACCGGCCGCCGGTGGTATTCCCTCCTACAAGAAGGGAAAGGTCTCGCCCCCTCCGCCTCGGAACTACGGGCAGGAGACGAGGGACACGCTTCAAGCACAAGTTGATCTAGCCCCCCAGCTCTATGCTTCCGAAGCGAAGTACCGGCCGCAATACGCAAACCTAGAAAGGGGAATGCAACTCGAGCAACTAGGGATCGATCCGAGCAAGGGATTGCTCCAGGCATACGAGGAGGACATCGCCCCGTCCATGGCTCGCCAAAAGGCGGCAACGGTAGGCGGGGACATTGACATTCTCCGCCAATACGGTCCCGAGCTTTTGAAAGCTCAACGGGAAGCCGATCCACTCGCCGATTCACTTCGGACGGGAATCATGGAATCAGCGGCCGAGGACTTGGCCGCCGGTCAGGGGCTCACTGCAACCGAAAGGATGGATCTCGATCAGCAAGTGCTGGCGGGAGCCGCTGACCGAGGGATGGAAGGTCAAGGGTCAACCTTCGCCGAGCAAGTGAGCCAAAGGCTTGGTGCAGACCGAGGGGTCAAGCAACAGCGACTCAGCAATGCGGCCAATGCCTATCGGCTGGGAGCGGGGGACATTATGCACACCTTGACCGGTCGAGCGAGTCTAGCCCCCCAGCAAGCGGCGGCTCAATTCGGAACGGCAGGATTCTCACTCGACTCGAGTCCGGGTATATTCAATCCCGAATCGAACTATGCCGGCAACCTGGCGACTCAGAACTGGCAAGGGCAAATGGACGCTCGAACGGCCACGGCGGCGAATAAAGCGAATATGTGGGGCTCGTTCCTAGGGGCCGCCGGCAACATCGCCGGGCGATACGCAGGAAGGCCACGCTAACCAAGTTAAGACTATGGCAAGAACACCATTTTACGGAAGAGGACCGGGACCGCAAATTGCCCGGATGGACATGCAAGCGGCGACTGCTCCCGGTCGGGCATACGGGAAGATGTTCGAGAGCTTGGGCGAGTCAGCCGGGCAGGCGATAGAGACCTACTCGAAGAACAAGCAACGGAGTGAAATGCTCGACGGGCAGATCGGGACCATCTTGAGGAACATGACTCCCGAGAAGCAGAAGGAAATGGAGAGCAGTTCTTTGAAGCCCGATTTTGATAAGTTCTTAGCGGGCGAGTTGACCCTCTCCAAAAAGGAATCGTTTGCTGGGTCGCTCTTGCTCGATATGAAAATGGACGAGCAACAGAGGCAGACCGACCGACAGGACTTTCTTTGGGATCGAGAAAAAGCAGAGCACGAAGCGATCAAACGATTCAATCAAAGATCGACGGGCATGATTCCCAACCCCGAAGTCGAAAAGATTGATGCGGAAATCGAGCAGGAACGGCTGGGCTTGAATAGGGTAATGAATGCCCCTCCGACCGTTAGCAAATCCGGCATCCCCGCCCCCTCGCAAGAACGCTTGGTCGCAGGATTTACGGCAAGGATCAACGCCCTCGAGGAGAGCAAGGAGGGACTTGACTCTCAAATCCCGATGATGGCGGCTGATGGACCAACTTTCGTTGATCGCTACGGCACCCCGGATAGTTGGCAGGAAGCCCAGCTCGTCCGTGAAGACTACATCCGCCGCCAAACCGCCCAAGTTCCGAAGGGGACTTCGACGGTTACAATGATGGGGGAAGATGGGAAGCCCTACCTTTACCGAATTGATAGCGCCGGCAATCCTATTCAACGGATCGGCCCAGCTCCAACTCAGCTGTCCGCATACATGTCAGCAGACGACCAGCTTGCCCTTAAGGAGAAGATGGGAGATAGCGAGGCAAATATGAAGCGACTGGGACTTTTGGATGATAATTTGCGAGCGACGATAGGGACGGGAGATACGGCCCGCAATGCTCTCGCAACGCTCAACCGGTTGCCGGACGATGCAACTACGGGAGGATTTTCCGAGTCGATCAATACGATTAAGAAATATCTAGCCTCGGCAGGATTTGACCTGCCCGCTGATGCGTTGCAAGACATCGCAACGACCGAGCACTTTATGAGGTGGTCCGGCGAGTTCCTTTTTGATAGCATCGAAAAGACCAAAGGCTCGATCTCAGACTCGGAAATGCGAACTTTTAAGAGTATGAACCCCGGAATGGTACAGACTCGGGCGGGCAACAACGCAATGCTGAATTTCATCATCGCCGCCGGAGACAGGGCGAAGCGCAAGCTACTCTACAAGCAGGCGCTGGAAGGCGAAGGACTCCCATCATACAGACGTGTCCAACTCCTTGACGAATTTGACGGACTCCCGGAGAACCAAATTATTCACCACCTCGAAGGTACGCCGGGCTTGCTTGGAGATCCAAGCGCGTCGGCAACCCCATCGCCGCCACGGTCGGGAGCCAGGCACGACCCGCAAGGTGGGGGAGGGATTCAGACGACTGGTGGCGGAACGTTTACACCTAGATAGCAATGCCTAAATACGAATTGTCTCACCCCGAACTTCCTCAGTTTGGCGGGACGCTGGAACTGCCTGAAGGCGTTGAGCCTACAGCCCGAGATTTTTGGGAATCGGTCCGCTCGCAAGTTCGCCCGGTCGGCTTGAGCCAATTGTCCGACGAGGCCAAGCTCGAGGCATATCAAAACGGATTCTTCGAGGATGCTCCCCTCCAACCAGGTCAGCCCGAGCCCCCATCGATGACCGAAGGCATAACCGATCTTTTCGGCAAAGCATTCTTATCCACGTTTCAGCCTAATTCGCCCTATAAGAAACTTATGCGGCTAGGCAAGCCTTCCAAGTTTGCCAAAGTTTTTGGCTGGGGACCATCAAAGGAGGCGGCGAAGAGATTGCTCCCTTCGGAGAGCGAGGGTGTGCAAGCCCTCCAATGGAGGGACGAAGAGAACCCTGAAAACCCCCGCTTCGAGTACCAAAAGCAATACGCCGAAGCGGGTAAGATTCTTTTCGGACTACTCAGCACCCATGAGGACGACGACAAGCTTGACGATCCCCTCGGCATTGCAATCCGCCGGGCAAAGTTGCCCCATGGATTCGAGAAGAACGAAGTCGCTCGAGGGAAGGCATACGCCGCCGCCCTGGACTATTCGACCGGAAACATCGAAGCGGCGACCGGTGAGGGACTCGTCCGAGCAATGCAGGGCGGTCCATTCGTTGCGGCCGGGGCGGGACTTCTGTATGATAAAATGTTTTTATCGGAAAACCCCGACGACACCCTCGATTACGTAAATCAGAAGATCAAGTTCGACAAGATCAATTACCAGTACGAGAACGCCGACGAGCTGGCCGCCTTTATTCTCGAGAATCCGCAGGAGTCCCTAAAGGGCGCGTTTGCCGGGATTGCCGGTGGACTGACTCCCGTCCTCGAGCGTGAGGATCTCAATGAACTCCTAATCGACAAGGAAGACTTGACGATGGAGTCAAAGAGGCTAAAGGATTTGCAATCGGGATACATGGAGCCCGATCCGGGCGTATCCTTCATTTCCGAGATTACACTCGACCCGATGAATTTGGCAGGAGCGGGGGCGGCTAAGTCTCTCACCTTTTTCCAGCGGGCGGCCTTGGCCGGTAGGATACAGAAAACTTTAATCGAGACCCAAGCCCTCGCTCGAACTCAGCAGGCAATGGCTCGAGCCGCTCAGAAGCTCCCCGCCAGTTCCCCCAGCCAACCGCTCTTTCAGCAAAGCCTGGAGTCAGTCGCCGGTCAGTTGGCCGCAAAGCAAGAGATACTTAACAAATACGCTCGCAACTCTTTAACCCTTCGTATGGCTGGCAGGGCAAGCCCTGACGAATTGCTCAAGCAGTCCGCCAAGCAACTCGATACGACTACGGACGTGGGCAGGGCGGTTTCCGGCATGGTAAACGATGCCGCCACCTCCTCGACAAAAATGGGAGCCCTTCGGAAAGCCTTGACCAAAGGAGCCTACTTCGCACCCGAGGTCGCCGGCGCGACAATCGGAGGGGCGATGCTAGGTCCGCTCGGGGCGATGGCGGGGGCGACCATGCCGGCTCTCATAAAAGGCTTGCGGGTACTTTCGACTTACCCCGAGAGCGTGGCCTTGCGATTTATGATGCGGGGAGCGACCGAGGCAGGAGAAGAGTTGACCGAAGCCGAAGCGAAAAGACGCTGGCGTTCCATTTCCCGTTATTTGGGACTCGGTACGTTTGCGGGGTTGGGGTCGTACTCGATTGTCAGCCGGGAGGAGGGTCAGGAAGCTCTCGGGGAACTGGGGAAGATCGGCGGGACGCTGTTAGGCATAAAGTTCCTCCCCCAGTTATCAAAATTTGCAACTACGGCGACTCGAGACTTGCGGGCAATCGGTCCCGAATTGGTCTTTGCCCGAGGTTCCGAAGATTCGCCCTTTTTCAATCGCCTGTCCCAATTACCCTCCCCCGACGAAGGATTGATCGGAGCGACTAGGGAAAGATTCAACACCCTTACCGCATCGACCGGGGACAGGCTTCGGGATAAGCTTGCTCGCCCAATCGAGCCTTTTGTAACGGGAGCCAAGTTAGCCGGGCGAGCCGAGACCCCCCGACCCGGACAATTCAGGCCGGGGCTATCGGGCAAAGCTCCTCAACTTTCCAACGTCTCCCGAGGGGCGGCAAGATTCCTCGATGCAAAAGTCCCCGAGCTTGGCAGAACCATCGAGACTCTCGGCCGGTTCGGGAAGATGGGAGCAGGCGGGGCTACCATCCCGGCAACGTTTGGCTATCTCGCCTCGGGCGGGCAAGTCGAGGGTGCGCTTGCGGGGGCTCTCGTATCCGCCCCGTTCACTTCGGTCGGAGCGGGATTCGGAATGTTTGAAAACTTTCGGACGAAAGCCGACCTGTACCAGCGAAAGATCGGAGATCTTCAATACTATCGTGAGCACTTGTCCAAGGACGAAAAGGTATCCTTTGATACTCTCCCGCTCGACGCTCGGCTGGCAATGTCGGGCTTTTCACTTTCCCATCCCGACGTCATCTTCGAGGGAGTCCCTCGAGAACGGGCCGAAGGCTTGGGTAACTATAGCCCAAGCAAGCGAAAGATCGTATACGACCAAGATACCGGGGCTGGTATAATCGAGGGAGTTCTTGCTCACGAAGTCGGCCATCACATTGCGATTCACGGACTCAATCCCGTAATCAATCGAATAATGTTCGGCAACTCCGAGACTGGAGACGTCGGAGTGTATGGGAAATATGATGCGGAGGGGAAAATTGAGCCGAATGCGGAGTTTTTGGAACTTAGGGAGTTTTATCTCAAGCGGCTCATTGATACGGAAAACATTAAACCCGAAGACATTGACCTTTATACCGGCGAAGAGGGTAATCGTCTGATTGCCGAAGAAATCTTCGCCGACCATGCCGCCGATTACTTGCTCTCGGGCAAGCGGGCAAAGGACAACACTTGGCGGGGTAAGATTTTCGATCAGGCATTCGAGGCAATGACCGGTCCCGGCTTCCTTCGGGATCTCCTTCTGAAGCTTAACGTCCCCATGGACTCCAAGGGGAAATTCCTCGAGGCCGGCTTCTTCAAGGGGAAGGCGGAGAGAATCCCTGCGCTTCAGAATTTGATCAAGCAATATTATCGGGATACTCGAGGGCTCCGGGCTCGGGAGATCGAAGGGGAAAAGGTTATCGACCCGGCATCGGGCAAGGAGTTGAAAAAGCTCTCGAAAACGGGGGCTCGCCCAGTAGACGATAAATTTGACCAGGCATTTAGCCTGAAGGATTTGGAAGACCCGAAACTGCTCCAAAAGCTCAACACGGGTGGCCTGTTCAAGTACCAAGTCGATAAGAACGGCAAGCCAATTTTGGATGACGATGGAAACGTCAAGCTCGAGCTCGACTTGCTCGGCAATCCTAAAAAGTTCACGGCTGGGGAATTGAAAAAGAGGAGTAAGATCCAAGGGGACTATGCGGCCAAGGTACTCGAGAAGTACGGGGTGGCCATTCGCTACGACAAGGAGGGCAAGCCCTTTTCCGATGACTTCAGCCACTTGGACTCCCGAGCAATTGATGAACTCGCAAAAGGACCGTGGCATCCCAAGCAAATTCAGGCTCTTCGGGAAATCAGCCTGGCGCTCAAGGAGGGTGACGGCGAACGAGCGGGCATGTTGCTCGGATACTTTGCGGCTTCCAAGAATCGCAAGCCCGGACCCGTCCCGTTCAGAATAAGGAAGGCGGTCCCCTATGGTTTTAAATTGACGAAGGATGGCAACGTACTGGTCGTCTTGCATGACGTCGCTCAGTTACAGAAGAACCTTGAATTTTTAAAGGGTGGGCATGGCAAGCTCCCCAAGGAATTTAGGAAAGAATATCAAAACCTTTTCGATGGCGACGACAATCAAGTATGGAAAGACTTCGCTCAGTACCGCCGGAATACGGCGCAGGGTAGGGATGGGCAGGACGGGCTTTCGGATAGCCCGGACGAAGCGAACCGAAAGAAGAACTTTTTGAACGCCCTGCACGGGGCGATAGACAAGGAGCACGTCCAGCTTAACCCGGTCCTCGAAGGGATCGGATATGACCTTGCTAGTTCCAATCGCTCCCGAAGCCCGTTCGGAGCGGCCACCAAGACTTTTCGCCTCGACAGGATATTCTCGACCGAACGGTCAGGCACTCAAGCCAGTCCGGTAAACGTCACTCGAGCAAAACGGATGCTCATGCCCCAAATGGAGCTCGACTTCTCCCCGCCCAAGCGAGCGACCGAAGCGAAGCCCAACTTTTGGAAGATATACAAAATCGATCCGAAGGGGCCGAAGGTATATGACGAAGTCGCCGACGTGCTCATTCAGGCGGGTAGTCCTTGGATGGACGGGTCGATTGCGGAGAGCCAGGCTGGCTTGCTCAAGCTCGATCAGAACAAGCTCCTGCAAGCGAT